GAAAGCCAAGGTTGAAATGCTATTTGTAGGTGACTTCTACCAGCATACGTTCGACACCAGTCGTGATGGAAACGTGAATAGCTCGCTACACGCTGACATTGGGAAATACGAAAAGCTTTTTCAAAAGGCGGGTGTGACTGTCGATAAGGAAACACTGAGCCGAAGCTGGAGGTGTGGCGTCACCGTATGTGATTTTATCCGCACACATCTCCAGATTGACATGCAGTCACAGCATACGTATGAAACCGAAATCATTCCTCTGTCCAATCAAGTGGATGCTAACGCCGTGCACGCGGATGGCAACGTGGTGAAGCTGTTCTACCAGGAGCATTACAAATATGGGTGCCTGTCTAACAACTGGGGAGCTAGTAAGGGTTTGGATCACTACAACGATGTGTGCGTAGTGCTGGGTACTACTCACTGGAAGATCTACCAGACATCCTCGCTTGCCGCGCTCCCTCCACAGACAAAAAACAAGCTTTATGTTGCGTTCTCACGGACTCGCGGGAGGTTGTATCTGGCGCCCGAAAAGCTTTTCAAGTCATTCAAAACTATTTGAAACGGGGATCATCATCGCCAGCGCGTAATACAAATATTGCTCGGCCAGAATGCTTTGTTGGTGGGCGCATTTGGAATAACTTGCGCAGGGCATGCCTTGTCCAGTGCCATTGTATCGGATGGATCAAGGCGAACGCCTCTGGCCTGCGACAAGCTATGGGAATCATGGCAGACTTACGTCTACAAAGCGCAGCCATTCGGCTTTAGTCACCTGTCTCAGCCTCTTCGCTCCTCCTTTAGTGATCTCACCTCGCTTCGGCTTAAGCGTAACCAAACCATCCACTACCTCAAAGATCAGAACGTCTCCAACCTGAAGCTTCAGGGAGTCAACGATCTCTGGTGGAATGTCGACGACGATGTCACCGCTGCCGTCTCCGGCTTCCTGCCAATGGCCCAAAATGCGTATGTCTTCTCTTATGACTAACTAGCGGCTAGATGATTCTGCGAGGGCAATCGAGCGTTGGTACGGCCTATGAGTGCATGTGAACGAGCAACGTCAGATATCGTGTTTTTCCTCGCGGATATCGAACTCCCCCCAAGCTCCTAGGTAAACCATCCTGCAAGGCATTTTGGTTATGAAACCGTTTTCCAAGAGCACTCTAGGGAGGCTTCTCATCAAATCTTCCATTCCCCAAGGCTCCGGAGCAGACGGTGTAATGTAGTGGTCAACTAATCCCGGACACGACGTTAAGTTTTTCTTCGGCCCGGGCTGGCGCCAACCCACCGTTGAATTGGTGGGGTCGAACCCAGTTGTACCGATGCATCAAGAAGTGGCTGATATCGCGCTGGGCTTCTTGAGCCGTTCTGTAGCCCGTGGTCGGTATCCACTCGGTTTTCAAGCTGCGGAACACGCGCTCCATTGGCGCGTTGTCCCAGCAATTTCCTCGGCGACTCATGCTCTGGCGCATGCGATAACGCCACAATCGCTGACGAAATAGCCGGCTTGCGTATTGCGACCCCTGATCCGAGTGAAACAGCAGACCCGAAGGCCTGCCACGCTGCTCGTAAGCCATATCCAGGGCCTTGATCACCAGTTCAGCGTCCGGCTTTTCCGACAACGCCCAGCCCACTACCCGGCGCGTGCAAAGATCCAGCACGACCGCCAAGTAATGCCATTTCCCCTGGGCCCAAATGTAGGTGATGTCGCCGCACCAGACTTGATTCGGGGCTGGCACATCAAACTCACGGTTCAAGGTATTCGGGATATCGAGTCTTTCTACTGTCGCTCGTTTGTAGGCATGTGAGCCGGGTTGTTTACTGACTAAATCAAGCTCGCGCATCAAGCTGCGTACTTTGAATCGACCGAGCTGCTCACCGTCTTCACGCATCAGCGACAAGATGCTGCGGCTCCCGGCAGCGCTACGACTTTGCGTGAACAACTCGCTCACCCGGCTGCGCAACCTAAGCCGTTCAACATCGGGCGTGCGGCGCCTAAGGCGCTGGGCGTAGTAGCACGAACGAGTCACTTCAAACACCTTGCACAGCCAATCAACTGGCTCATGGGCGCTCAGCTGATTGATCAGCGCGTACGCTCGTGATCTTCCGACATCAAGAGCGCGGTAGCCTTTTTTAATATCGATTTTTCCCGTTCAAGCCGGGCGATCCGGGCTTCCAGCTCCTGAATTTTCTGCTGTTCTGGGGTCAGCGCCTTGCTCTGCGGAGTGAGGCCTTGGCGCTCTTTCTGAACCTGGCCAACCCAGCGGCGCAACGCTGACTCGCCAATACCGAGCGAACGGCTGGCTTCGATGTAGCTGTAGTTTTGCTTGAGCACGAGGTCGGAAGCCTCGCGTTTGAATTCAGCAGAAAAGGAACGGCGTTGTTTGGTCATCTGACACCTCGATCTGGCGAGCATTCTCGCCTAAATGGGTGTCCGGTTTCATTAGACCACTACACAGACAGCATGGGTGTCGCGGTGCGTGACGCCATGCAAAACCTGTCGAACTCTTTCACTGTCTACATCGGACGCCTGAACGAAACTTCAGACTTCACCGGCGTTCTAGGAAGCGGGATTGCCGCGCTCGGCGATAACTTTGAAACCCTCGCGGACATCGCCATTGTTACGGCTATCGCGGCTCTCACTCGGTACGCGGCAACCGCAGCAAGTGCCGCGGCAACAGCCACTTACTCTGCTTACCGGGACGTGGCTGCACGCAAAGCACAGGCGACAGCAGTTCTGCTCGCCTCGCAGGCTGAGCTGCAAAAAGCCCAAACCTCAGTCGCACTTGCACAGCGAGAAGCAATTGCCGCCCGGGGCACGGCTGTTCAGACCGAAATGTCACTGCAGCTTGCCACGGCGCGCATGGTTGAAGCTCGAGCAACGGCAGCAGTTACTGCCGCTCAGGCCGGACTCAGTAGTGCGTCGACTGGCTTGCTCGGAATCCTTGGAGGGCCGCTGGGTGTAGCAGCCCTGGCTATTGGCGCAGCCACGGCATTCCTTCTTCTGCGCGACAACACTGGCCTACTTGAAAAGAAACTTGGTGATCTGGCCGACCCGATCGACAAAATTGCCGAGCGGTTCGCAAAGCTTAACCGTGCAACACAGTCCGTAACTCTGCGCGAGCTTGAATCAACTATTGGCGATATGCAGTCAAAGCTCGGGCAAATGTCCGGCTCTATCGCTGACAAGTTTGAGAACGATCTTCGAAATATGGGTGCAGGTGGCGCTGCTGGCCTCATGGCTGGCCTGACAACCCTTCCGGCTGATGTTCAGGGTGCATTGGATTTAGTTCGTAAAACTTCACAGGATCAAGCAGCCGGCATGACGGTTGACTGGAAAGCGGTGGCGGACCAGCTGCGGACTGTTCCAGGCGTTACCGAAGCGATGGCGCAGGCCATGGAAAACAGTCAGATTCCAGTGTCTGAGCTGTCTGCTGAACTTGATAAACAGAAGACCGTGCTTGCGGCGCTGACTGGCGAGACGGACGACAACACTCGCGCTGAGCGTGAGAACGCCGCAGCCAAAGCGAAAGCATCCCAAGAAGGACAAAAGTATCTTGATCAGCTATTAAAGCAATTGGCTGCTGCTCAGGACAAAACCTACCTTGATGCAGCCAACAGGTACATCAAGGAAAACACACTGCTTACCGAGGGAGAGGTAGTTGCAATTCGTTCGGCAGCTGCTGCAAGAGATGCGCAAAAAGCAGCAGATGAAGCAGCTGCAAAAGCCAGGCAGAAGAACGCTACTGGCGCAGATTCCGCCGCCAAACAGCAGCTGAAATCATTCGAATCCACCGAGGAAGGCTACAAGCGTCAGATCGAGCTGATCAATACCACGGGCGACAAAACGCAAGACGCCACGGAGGTGATGAAGCTGTCTTTTGAGCTGCAAGAAGGCAAGCTCGGCAAGCTGACCGAGGCGCAGAAGAAAAAGCTACAGGGCATGGCTGCCGAGCTGGACACCCTCAATGCGTTGAAGAAAGCCAATGAAGACGCCTTGAAGTTAGAGGCATTCAAAAACGCCCAGGGTGTTGGCACCCAAACCATGAAGGATGGCTTCGATCAGGAGCTGGCCGGAGCGGGCATGGGCGATAAGGCCCGGGACCGAATGAAGGCTGATCTGGCTCTTCGGCAAAAGTATGCGGCTGACATTGCCAGCCTCAACGAACAGCGAAACACCGGCCAGATCATGCCCGATCTGTACCTGAGCGAAACGGCGGTACTGCAAGAAGAACTGGCCAAGCGTCTCCAGGCTCAGCAGGACTACTATGCCGCCACCGACGAGCAGCAAACCAACTGGATGAATGGTGTCAACGAGGCCTGGTCGAACTATGCCGACGCTGCACGCAACTATTCCCAGCAGGCTGCGGATCTGACCTCTGA